CGAGGTGGCGTCGACCCGCAGCAACCGGGGCAACCAATGGACAGTAGAGGCCGCCAACGAAGCACCTGTTACTGCCGCCAACCTTGGCCTTCGCCGCGACGAAATCCACGACGCGCGCCTGATCCGTGATGCCGAGGCGAATGATCCCGGCATCGTGCGCCGCACGTTGGATGAGCGCTTGGCGCGCGGCGAGGAACCCACGAGGGCGGCGCTGCGCAAGATGGTGGTGGATGCCGCCATGCGTGGGTTGCGTCCGCAGCGGTCCGCCGGCCGGCGCAACCCGCTCCATGTTCCGCCGACGCCCGAGCAGGCGGCGTGGCGGCATGTCACCGGCACGTTCCGCGCTTTTGCCGAGTGGGCATCCGACGAGAACCTCGTCCTTGCCCGCAAAGGCATGCGCGAGGCCGACGACACCCCGTTTCACGACCTCGATGCCAAAGCGATCGCGCAGGGGTCTGCGGCTTTCACGACAATCAAGGAGTGGTTCGATGCTCGATAGCCAGTCGGCGGCATTCGCCGAACGTGTCTGGGCGATTGCCTCTCAACTCGGGAACAACGCCCCGAAAATCGCCGATGACATGATGGAGGCGGCCTTTCCGCTCACCTGTACGCAGGCGCGGCAGGAGGGTGCGATGCGGATGCTGCGCACCGGCATCATCACCGAGGTCAAGCGCATCCTGCGCAACCAGGAGAATGCGATGGGGCAAGGGGATTTCGCGGAGATCACCGAGACCTTTGCACCGCTCGTCCGTGCCCTGCGATCCAAGACCTACTTCGTTGAAGGCGCGCAGGAATATGTCGGTATCCCCGAACTCATCGCCGAGCCCGATCTGCTGGACGATGCCCGCCGCTTCATGCGCGGCAAGGGCATCGAATGCCTCGCAGAGGCTGACCGGCTCGATACGCTATTCGCGGCGATTGTTGCCCACGATCCTGACGAAAGACGCTCTGAAGCCACCCACCCGCCACATGTGACCCGCGTGGCTGTTTGCGCGCAGGTGCTGTCATGACCGGCGCGCTTCCCATCATCACTGCCGATCAGCGGTTGGCCGAGACGCGCGGCATCAAGGGCGTGATCTTTGGCCCATCCGGGATCGGCAAGACAACGCTGCTGTGGACGCTGATGGCGACCACGACGCTGTTCTTCGATCTTGAAGCTGGGGATCTGGCGATTGAGGGTCTCGCCATCGACGTGATCCGCCCGCGGACCTGGAAGGAATGCCGTGATTTTGCGGTCTTCATCGGCGGGCCCAATCCGGCGCTGCGTGGCGAACAGCCCTACAGCCAGGCGCATTATAACGAGGTCTGCGGTCGGTTTGGCGATCCGGCCGTGCTCGGCAAATACGACACGGTCTTCATCGACTCGATCACCGTGGCGGGGCGGCTTTGCTTCCAGTGGTGCAAGGGCCAGCCCGAGGCCTTGTCGGAGAAGACCGGCAAGCCGGATGTGCGAGGTGCTTACGGTCTGCATGGCCGCGAGATGATCGCCTGGCTCACGCATCTGCAGCACACGCGCGGCAAGAACGTCTGGTTTGTTGGGATCCTCGACCAGAAGCTCGACGACTTCAACCGCAAGATATTCGTGCCGCAAATCGATGGCTCCAAGACCGGCCTCGAGCTGCCCGGGATCGTCGATCAGGTCATCACCATGATTGATGTGCCCGATGCAAACGGCCAACCCCAACGCGCTTTCGTCTGCCAGACGCTGAACCCTTTCGGCTATCCGGCCAAGGACCGCTCCGGGCGGCTTGCGCTGCTGGAACCCCCGCATCTGGGTCAGCTGATGAAAAAGATCCGCGGCCCTCTGATCCCTGCGGAGCGTCGCCTGACCTTCAAACCGCCGGTGCTGCCCGCGCCCCCGGTGGCCGACAGCACCGGCTCATCCAACACCCCCAATGAAAACTGAAAAGGACAAACCCGATGACTGGACTCTGGAACGACTTCAACGACGCGCATTCCAACAGCGATGTGATTCCCAAGGGCACGCTGGCCAAGGTGCGTCTGACCATCCGCCCCGGCGGCTTTGACGATCCGTCGCAGGGCTGGATTGGTGGTTATGCCAAACGCGGCGCGACTGGCGCTGTCTATCTCGACGCCGAATACACCGTGATCGAAGGGCCATACGCCAAACGCAAGATCTGGTCGCTGATCGGGCTTTACAGCCCCAAGGGCCCGGATTGGGGCAATACCGGGCGCGGTCTGATCAAGGGCATTCTGAATTCTGCGCGTGGCATCGGCGACAAGGATAACTCAGCCGATGCGCAGGCCCGCCGCCGGATCAGTGGCTTTGCCGAGTTGGACGGGATCGAGTTCATCGCCCGGATGGACATCGGTTCCGACACCAATGGCGAGGACAAGAACGAGGTTCGCAGCGCCGTCACGCCCAGCCACCGCGATTATGCCCAGATGATGGGACACGGAGGACCTGCCCCAACGCAGGGATACGGCCAGCCCCCTGCAAACAACGCGCCGCAGCAGGGCTATGTCGCCCCGGCTCAGGGCTACACCGCGCCCACACCGCAACCGCAAACACCCCAAACCCCTGCGACCCCCGGTTTTTCCGGGCGTCCCAGCTGGGCCGAGTGAGGGGGAGCGATCATGCGGCTGCGTCCCCGTCAGAAAACCTTCGTCGAGCGCAGCCTTGCTGCGCTTGACGCCCATGGCAACACGCTGGGCATCGCGCCCACCGGTGCGGGTAAAACGATCATGCTGTCGGCGGTCACGGGTGAGGTGATCGGCGACAGCGCCGCCAAGGCCTGCATTCTGGCCCACCGCGATGAGCTGACCGATCAGAACCGGGGCAAGTTTGCCCGGGTCAATCCTGGCCTGACCACATCGGTGGTCGATGCCAGTGCCAAATCTTGGGCGGGTCAGGTGACCTTCGCCATGGTGCCGACACTGGCCCGGATCGGCAATCTTGCGGCCATGCCGCGGCTTGATCTGCTGGTAATCGACGAGGCGCATCATGCGGTGGCGGCAAGCTACCGCCGCATCATCGACCATGTTCGCAATGCCAACCCTGACGCGCGGATCTTCGGCGTTACCGCCACCCCGAACCGCGGCGACAAAAAGGGCCTGCGCGAGGTGTTCGATAATGTCGCCGATCAGGTGCGTCTGGGTGAGTTGATCGCCTCGGGCCATCTGGTTCCGCCGCGCACCTTCGTGATCGATGTTGGTGTGCAGGACAAGCTGCGCGCTGTGCGCAAGTCGCTGGCTGACTTCGACATGGCAGAGGTTGCGTCGATCATGGACCGCGCGCCGGTCACCGACGAGGTTATCCGCCACTGGAAGGAGAAAGCGGGTGACCGGCAGACGGTGGTGTTCTGTTCCACTGTCGCTCACGCCGCGCATGTCACGGAAGCCTTTAACGCCGCAGATGTGCCTGCCAGGCTGATCCACGGTGATCTGCCAAGCGAGGATCGCCGCCAGGTTCTGGCAGCATATGCCGCCGGAGAGGTCCGCGTGATCGTTAACGTTTCGGTTTTGACTGAAGGCTGGGACCATCCGCCGACTTCGTGCGTGGTTCTCCTGCGACCCTCATCCTACAAATCCACCATGATCCAGATGGTCGGGCGTGGGCTGCGCACAATCGACCCGGAAGAACACCCCGGCATCATCAAAACTAACTGTGTCGTGCTGGATTTTGGCACCTCGAGTCTGATCCACGGTACGCTGGAACAGGACGTCGATCTCGACGGCAAAACTGAAGCCGGTGATGCGCCGACCAAGGTGTGCCCGGCATGTAGTGCCGACATTCCTCTGGCCTGCTTTGAATGCCCACTTTGTGGCGAGGTGTTTGAGCGCGAGGAAGACCTGCGTTCACAAGAGGCCAATGATGGGACGCTGAGCAGCTTCATCATGACGGAGATCGACCTTCTGAAGCGGTCCAGCTTTGCTTGGATCGACCTGTTTGGGGTCGATGACGCACTGATGGCCAACGGGTTCAACGCTTGGGGCGGCATCTTCTTTCTGGAAGGTCGCTGGCATGCGGTCGGCGGCGCGAAGGGCCAAAGCCCCCGCTTGCTGGGCATCGGCGAACGGACTGTCTGCCTCGCGCAGGCTGATGATTGGCTGAACGAGGTCGAGACCGATGA